GACCAATATCATTTAGTACCTTAAGAACTGATTGGTTGGGTACTGATAGTGGTTCTGTAAAAGCATCTACATTTTTTAGAAATCTTAATCGTGACGTTCCCAATCCTGTAGTTGGTGATTCTACTGAAAATGCTGATATAGCACCAGATACCTATGATGGTGAAGGGTTTTCATTCTCTGGAGATGGTAGAGATTGGAAAATATCTCAGATGAGAGGTAGTATTAAAAGTTATACGATCAATCAAACAGATTCTGCAACTTATGATAAGAATGTTGATGGAGATAATTTAGAATGGAACTCCAATCTTGATAAGACCATACCAAAATATTATAATATTCAGGGTAATATTCATGCTGTTACAGATTTACAACCACCTACCACTGAACCAGATAATGCATTAAAATTTGTATCAAATATGATTACAAATTTAAACATAGAGGTTAGTGGATCTGTTCTTGGTTCTGGTGGTAAAGGTGGATATTATCTTGATAAGTTTAATTTAGGAAATCGACGTGGAGAACCTGGTGGACATGCCATTAAATTAAATTCTGATGATGGAAAAGGTATTGTTGTTAGTGTAACTAATACTGGTAAGATTTATGGTGGTGGAGGTGGAGGTGGACAAGGTGGAACTGGATCAAAAGGACCAGATGGTGTATATTTTATTCCAAGAGTGATAGGAGGAACTCTTACTAATGGTCTAGGTGAGTGGTACACTTATTCTCAAGGTGGTGGATGTGGAGTAAGTGACTCAGGTTGTGGAGATTCTACAAATGATATATGGCATTGGTCTGTTGATGAAGATAATTATTCAATAAGTGACGGAGGAACTGGTTATCAAGTAGGAGATATAGTTACAATAAATGATGCTAGAAAAAGTGATGGTGCGACTGGTAATACAGTAAATGCAACTGCTGAAGTTACTTCTGTTCTGAGTAGTGTTGGAGTTGAATTTGCTTCAAATGGTGATATAATTGCAACTGGTAATGGAACAAGACAGGTTGTAATCCGTATGGCATGGCATGATAATCCAGGTAGTGATGGACTTTCTTTTGGAAGGTATCAAGTTCCTTCTTTAGGTATTGATTTTCTTCAAGGTATTAGAAGTTTTGATCGAGGTGATTTTGATGATAATGATGCTGCTGCATGGCATTATCCCAATGGTCAATATCTTATTTGGCAAGATGGTACTAACTATGACTTTGGTTATTACAACTTTACTTCTGCTGGTGAGCAACAGGTGCCACCATATTCAGCACAGCAGTATAAGGATGGTAATGGAAATCCTAATGAACGTGCACCATGGACTCAAATTATTACAGTAACAGGAGGACAAACATATCCTTGTATTCTGACAAAAGCACAGGATGTTCCTGGTAGGGAAGATCCACCACCAAATGGTAATAATTTTTATCCATGGGCAAATAATAATGTTTCCTATAGTCAGTGGTTTTGGAGATCGAATAATAATAAAAGATTATGTTTTAATGATCCTCATCAAGGGGGAGGGAATCTTGCAGCATGTATGGTATGGTTAGATGAAGTTAAGAGTTTAGATGGTGATGGAAATCCAGTAAGAAATGAAGGTAATTCAACAGAATATTATGTATCTAACAGGAATGGTAATGCTGCTGATTTTGATAGTAATTTACCTTCTGTTGGTCAATCATTTGTTACTGGAATAAAAATATTAACAGGTGGAAAAAGATATGAGAAATCTCAGTATGATCAAACAATTCAAACTACATCTGGTGGTTCAGGATCTGGATTGAAAATATACATAAGAACTAATAGGGGATGGTTGAGAGATGCCTCTAATACTAAGCATGAAACACGGTCATATAATGGTGACACACTTAAAGTTACCAATGGAACTTATGCAAGTAATCAACAAGGTGGTGGATGTGATCGAAAATGTTGGTGGAACTTTGGAATTAAAGCATTTTGTAGGCACACCAATAGAAACTATGGACCAGCATATTGTATAATTGAAGATCCAGCAATTGGTGTTGGTGCATTAGGTGGTGCTGGTGGTTTTGGTGGACAAGGAAGAGGGTCAAATGGAGCAGGAAATGCTCTTATACCAAGAACGGATGGTGTTGATGGTGCTGATGGTGATGTTGCAGCACCACCAACAACAACCACTGATGGTGGTGATGGTGGTAATGGTGGTAATGGTGGTGATTGGGCAATTGCTGGAGGAGATGGGCAAGATGGGCAATGTAATATAGTATGTGTAAATCCTGAAGATGGGTTTGATGGTGGAGTAGCAGGTAGAGCAATATTTGGAACAAATTATACAGTAAATGATGGGAATTTCAATTCTAATAGGGTAAAGGGAGAATATCAACCTTCTCAATAAATATCATTACGAGATTATATACTAATGACTACTGAACATGATTATCCTTCATTACAAAAACAACTGAATAATTTTAAGACTTCATTTGCTCATGTCATACTATCACTGGGAAATAAGCATTATAGGAAAGTATTAAAAGTACCTGGTAGTATATTTGAAGAGAGATTATCTATTTGTAAAGAATGTGATAGATATGTAGAAGAACATCACAGATGTGGAGAGTGTGGATGTTTTATTGGAATAAAAGCAAGGGTGGGTATAGAATCATGTCCCTTGAAGAAATGGAGTGCGATAGAAGAAGGTCAAAGTTCTTAAAATCATAACTATGTTTGTAGAGGTTTAAGGCAGGGATTATAATTCTTTAAAGGAACCAGTGACAGAACTGGCACAAGACCCAATACAGGGGTCTTTTTTATGCTATAATATATTCAGTTACAAAACATTAATGCAATTACGTCCCCACCAACAAGATGCTATTGATGCTATGTTGGTAAATGATAAGGGACAAGTAATTGTTCCTACAGGTGGTGGTAAAACCATGTGTATGATTGAGGATGCTAAGAGAGTATTGAGTACAAAAGAGATTGCAACCATTGTTGTGGTTGCCCCTCGTATTCTATTAGCAGGTCAACTATGTTCTGAGTTCATGGAACAGATTGATGATGTTCAAGTATTACATGTTCATAGTGGAGAGACTGAATACAATTCTACTACAAAGGTAGATGTAATTAGACTTCATAACAATATGTGCTATGAATCAAATAGTCATCAAATCATCTTTACAACATATCATTCATTGCAGAGAGTAATGGAAAGTGATATTGTAGTTGATGTAGTTTATTTTGATGAAGCACATAACTCAGTTCAGAAAAACTTCATTGGTGCTGTAGAGCATTTATCTCTACATTCTGAACGTGCATACTTCTTTACTGCCACACCTAAGCATAGTCTAACACCCTTCAAGGTGGGTATGAATGAACCTGATATATTTGGTAATGTAATTTGCCAAGTACCTGCACCTAAGTTGGTTGAGCAGGGATACATTCTACCACCTAAAGTTAAGGTTTATAAGACTGATATACTACAGAAAGATGAGATAACATTTGATGTAGAATGTAATCAGATTATTGATAACATTGATGATCACAATACAAAGAAGATCCTTGTATGTGCAAAGTCAACTAAGCAGATTACAGGATTGATTACATATCCTAAGTTTGTTGCTGAATTGACATCAAGAGGTTATGATTACATGTATATCACTGCCAAGACTGGTGCTGTTATCAATGGTAAGAAAGTAAGTAGAGATAAGTTCTTTGAGGTATTATCTGCATGGGGTAAGGATGAGGATAAGAAGTTTGTAGTATTGCATCATAGTATATTATCTGAGGGTATCAACGTCAGAGGACTTGAGGCGGTTCTATTCTTAAGATCTATGGATTATATCGGTATCAGTCAAACGATAGGCAGAGTGATCCGTAAGGGTTGCAAAGAGAAGACTTATGGTTTAATATGTGTACCAGTCTACTCTAAAGTAGGTATCTCTACTGCCAAAAAGGTAGAGGCAGTTGTTGATGTTATTTTCAACAAAGGTGAAGCAGCAACATCAGTGGTAAAAAAATGAGTGCATTAGAAACTATTAAAGAAACCTATGACATTGATACTCTAAGAGAAATCGTAGAGCATGGATGTGCATCAGGTGTGGCACACGATCACATTTATTATGCAGACAATGTAAAGTTCTTCCATGATTATGAGGATGAAATGACTGACTATATTACTGATAACTTTGGCAGTGAGATGTTAGTTGAGTTGTTCTCTAACAATGAAGGGAACTTACGTGGGTATATGAATGATGTAGTATGGACATATATTGAGATGGTAGCATCAACAATCGTTGAAGAATATGAGGATCAACAATGAGTAAAGAAAGACAGATTCATCCAAGTGAGTATTCTTCTAATGATTATTGGAAGAATGATTTCTTACATGAAGTACATTACAAACGTGGTAGTAGGCATAATAAGATTGGGATGTGGATTATGTTCCTATTCTATGGTATTGTGCTTGTGCAGGTAATTCATGCTATGTTAGTATTACCATTCTTTCCTATTCCTTTTGCAATACTATCAGGATTAGGATTTATATGTTATGTGGCATGGAGGGCAACATGATTAATTGGATAAAAGGTTATCAGGATAAGCACTCAAATCCTGTATTTAAACATGCTAAGAATCCTGACAGGTGGGAAATAAAGGATAGCAGATTCATTATGTTTCGCTATGGTAAAGGTGGTGCTATAGATATTAGGATCATGGAGAATGATACTGATTTTCAACATGATATAAACATTACTGTCGATAAGGATGGTAAGTTAAAGGCAATAGTATCGGAGCAAACTAAATGAGAGATACAATTCTATATGGTGATTGTCGAAAGACATTAGGCACACTACATGCACAGATAACAACTGGTATTGCAGAGAGACCACGTATGTGTGTTACATCTCCACCTTACTATGGTCTTAGAGATTATGGTGGAGAAGAATCACAGATAGGATTGGAACAATCTCCAGAAGAATACATTGAACAGATGGTAGAGGTGATGTCATTAGTGAGAAATTGTCTTGCTGATGATGGTACACTATGGTTAAACATAGGTGATAGTTATTACAACTACAAGTCTGGTACTGGTGAGTATGCAAAGCAGTCATTCTCAAAGAGCAGACAAGACTTACCAATGAAGACACCTAAACGTGCTAATAGATTAGAGGGGTTTAAGGATAAAGAAATCATGGGTATTCCATGGATGTTGGCATTTGCATTAAGGAAAGATGGATGGCATCTAAGGCAGGATATTATATGGAATAAACCTAATCCAATGCCTGAGAGTGTGAGAGATAGATGCACTAAGTCACATGAATACATTTTCTTATTGACTAAGCAAAGGAACTATTACTATAACAATGAGGCAATCAAGGAACCTGCAAAGGATTGGGGAACCAGAGATAGAACTAATGGTAAGTATCATAATCCTGGTAGTGGACTGCAACCACATTCAGGTTTAACTAAAAGTTATGAAAAGAAGAATAAGAGATCAGTATGGACTGTGAATAAGAAACCATACAAGGGGGCACACTTTGCAGTATATCCACCTGAGTTAATTGAACCATGTATCCTAGCAGGTAGTGAAAGGGGTGATATTATATTAGACCCATTTATGGGTAGTGGAACAACAGCAGCAGTAGCAAAGTCATTAGGTAGAGATTACATAGGGTGTGAGTTACATAAGGACTATGGTAAACTAATTCAGAAAAGAGTGAGTGAATATAAACCAGTTAGTGAAGTGGCACAAGAACCACCCATAAACATACTTGATATAGTATAATAAAATTAACAACAAAATCATTATGAAGTGCGAAGTTAAACTCTATGTTGCTGGTTCAGTATTCACTGAGCAGGTACACGCAAGGAACTATGATGAAGCAAGGCAGGTTGCACTTGCAAGGAACCCCAATGCTAGGGTAATCAGTGTTAATGCCCGTCCATAGTGGTTGACTATAGAAACTTCTATCCCTGCCCTAATAAAGGCATCCTAAACCCTATATGCGGCAGTCCAGAGGGTTATGTAACTAAGGATGGAATGTGGGCAGCAATTCCTCTTATGGGAAGTGAAACTAAATTGGTTATCATTCATAATGGTGAGCAAGTGCATACTGCCCGAAATTATCAATCTGCTAAGAACTACATACTAAAGGAAATTAAGAAATCCAAATGAGTGAAACTAAACAGGAGAAATGGGAACGTGGTAAAACTCTTATGTTGGAGTCTTTACATAAACCTGATGATAGGTTAAGAGGATGTGCCCATAACCAAGAATGTTATCATGAATTGTTGGAGATAAGAGAGAGTGTCATTGAGATGGTTAGAGAGATGGACAATCCACATGCTCCACCAACTAAAATACCATTTGGTAAGAAGAATGACCATGTAGAACCCACGATTACAACACCTATGGGTGAGATAAGTGAAACTCTAATGAGTGGAGCATTGGGTAATTATTATACAGATAAGAGAGAGTATTAGTATTACTAATAGGCATAAATTTTTGTTAAATGTATCAGGGAATACAGACACAATTTGCATAAATAATGATAGAATTAGGGATAACAA